TTCGCCAGAAGATATTCTAAAAAACAAAGATGTTTATTACTTTGAACGTTATCTAGAAAACTTCTCAAAACAAATGGATGAACTTCTATCAAGTCTAGCGGAAAAATACAAAGAAGAAGCCAGTTCCATCAAAGTGATTCGTGAAAACAATGAAAAGATTTTCAATGGTCGTGAACTTCAAGAAGACTTCCGTTTCTTCAAGCGTGTTCAATCGGAAACCATTGAAAAGGTATTCCATGCGGAAAATAACTTCCAAACATCGGTACGTGGCATTAAAGTGCGTGGTGTTTTTGAAACCCTCAAAGAAGCACAAGTTCGTGCGGAAGTGCTTCGTCGCTCAGGAGATACCAAGTTTGATATCTTTGTAGGTCAAGTCGGTGTATGGTGCCCTTGGTCTCCCAATCCAGAAGATCTCCAAGAACAAGAATATGCGGAATCTCAACTCAACACACTCATGAAACAATATAAGGAAAATATGACCCTACGTGATGAGTTCTATGAAATGCGCAAACAAGAAAAACTCGAAGAAGCACGTCGTGTTACAACAACCGCTCTTGAACAAATGGATCCACTCACCATTCGTCGTACTGAAGAAGCGGCTTCTTCGATGCAAACAGACGCATCTCCTTCGGAAGAAACTCCTTCGAAAGCGGAATAAAACCGAGCACATAAATAGAGAATGAAAGCCATTGCGGTGTTTCTATTGTTTATTGGAATGTTTTTAGTCGTTCAAGGCTATTATCAACAATCCACGAAATGTCCAGCGCCGAAAGTGGAAGTTAAATACATTCCTCGTTCGCTGTATGAAGAACAACTCAGTGATGAACAAAAACTCCAAGTTCATTTCAAGAGTATGTTTGAAGATGTAACCCCTTGGTTATTGATGCGACAGTAGGTTGCGATGCGACAATAAAAATCATTTGTTTTTTTAGAGTATGTTAGAAAACGTATTTTTAGATTTAATGGCGCATATCCATACTTCAAAGGGAACATTGGATATGATACAGAAAAAGATGGACATATGGAAAGAAACACAATTACAAACAACGGTAACCGAAAATGAAAAAAGACAAAAATATTTAGATACGATTGAAGTTCCACGTAGAGAATTTGAGAAGCAATACGATCTCTTTTTAAAAATGGTAGATCATCAACGTAATTTATTTATGAAAAGTACGCCTCTAAAACGTCAAGCTTTATTGGATGCTTGGTTAAATACCTATAACGAAGGTGTGCAAAATTTACAAGTCTTTGAAAAATCGATCATTTACACCGCAAAGAACTAAGATTATTCTATTTGAATACAATAGTGTAGAGATGGCAAGTTTTAAAATTCATTGGGGTGCTTTTTTCTTTGCCCTTGCTCTAGGAATGTTTTACGTTTATATTCGTGTTCCACCACCAAAAATTGTGATTAAATATCCAACTCCTGATAATGTTGGTAAGGTCGTTTATAAAGATGAAGCAGATAATTGTTATGTTTATAAAGCCACCAAACAAGATAGCTGTCCTACAAAATCCTCCGAAACAGTTGTACAATCGGTTTTAGCACAATAAATTTTATCCTTTAACAATAGAGTTAAATGGGTTTATTTACAAAAGTATCAATGAATGACATCACAGATCGTCTATTTTATAAAGATAATGGACAGGCGTTTGTATCAGCAATCTTTGGATTTGCATTAGCCCTCTTGTTTCAAAAAGTATGCAAAGATCGTAAATGTTTAATGATTACGGCACCAAATACTCAAGAAATTACTTCAAAAGTGCACGAATTTGAAGGTGAATGTTACCGTTATACGACCCAAGCAGTTCATTGTCCAGAAGATGCATCCAAAGTGGTGAAGAGCGTTTAAAACACATTATTTTTTATGTTTGTCAAAAAGTAATAAAATGGCAAGTTCTCACAGTACACCGATTTCAAATATTCCTGTAGTAGCGAATGTTCAGGTGTCCGATGAAACTCATGAAGATGACCCTGAAGTTCAAGCGATTCTAAATGAAGTTCAAGTTCCTAAAATGTTACCGACTGGAACAAAACCGACGATGCCACAAGTTCCAGTTGCTTCTCCAATGATGATGCAACATATGAATGGACCTCCTCCTATGGTTGAAATCAAATCTTCTTGGATTCATATGGATTATGGTAAACGAGCGTTGGTGGCGGCAGTTGTAGCAGCATTCCTCTTTTATCCTCGTACATTCCAAATGATTTATGAAAAAGTACCTGTTCTAGGAAAATTTGCTTCTTATGATATGTTGATTCGTACGGCTCTTTTAGCGATGGTACTTTATGTATTTATGCTTAAAGTACAAATTTAGAATTCATCCATCGCAGTTTTTGAATAACCTGGGAAAAGATCTAATCCTTGTGCTCCATAGACTTCTTCTCCATAAACACCTTCAATACCTTTATAATCTTTTTCGTAAGCATCTTCTCCAATAATGATGTTTGTTTGAGCATTTCGTAGATGTTCAGGTGTAACAAAGTTTAAGACATCTTCATCTTCTTTGGTACGATAACCCCAAGGTAAGCGAATGTTGTATAATTTAACGATCAAAGTGATCATGGCTAATGCTAAAATGAATCCAGCAATAGGATCTACGAAGAGAAGGATAAATAGAATCACAACAGATAGTACATATAACCATTCTTTCTTTAACAGGACTGATAAGAGTTTAAAGTCAAGAATCGCTATTAGTATAAGGATCAATAGAGCGAAGGCTCTTAAAAATTGAGGCATATCTTCTATAATACACATATAAAAAATGTCTCTTACAGGAAAAAGGTATTTATCGCATCGTGGATACGCCATTGAAAAACAAGGAAATGAAGCATTGGTCGAACAATTGAAACAAGAACTTACCGTAAAACCTCGTACCAATCCAATGATGCTTCAAGAAGAAGCTACTGCTTTCCCTGTTTATCGTGAAAATCAACAAAAGTTGTATCTTCCTAAAAACTTTGGACTTGAACGCTTTGGTGTTCCAAATGTGCTTCAAATGGAAGATGGAGAAGATTGTCCCAATTTGATTTTTAATGGAACGATTCGTCCAAATCAAGAAGCACCTCTTCAAGCTTTTTTAGACGCCACTTGTGATGCTAAAAAGATGGGTGGTATCTTATCACTTGTTTGTGGATTTGGTAAGACCGTGATAGCCTTACTATTATCGTCACATTTTAAGAAGAAAACTCTAGTTGTTTGTCACACAGAGTTTTTGATGGATCAATGGATTGAACGTATTGAACAATATTTGCCGACCGCCACAACAGGTAAGATCAAACAAAAAATATGCCAAGTTGAAGGAAAAGACATTGTGATTGCGAGTCTACAAAGTTTAGCCATGCGAGATTACGATGCTTCTATTTTTAAAGGATTTGGATTTGTTGTATTGGATGAATGTCATCATCTTGGTGCGGAAGTGTTTAGTCGTTGCTTGCCAAAAATTACGTGTAAAAGAATGCTGGGTCTTTCAGCAACACTCAAACGTAAAGATGGACTTTCTAAAGTCTTTGAATGGTATCTTGGGAAACCTGTCTTTACCATAAAACGAAAAGATAGTGAAGTAAAGGTATTGGTTGAACGCTTTTATGATCCTCATCCCGAATATGGTCGTGAATTGAAATTATGGAATACTGGTAAGTTAAATGTGGCACGAATGATTAATAAAATATGTGAGTTTCCACCTCGTAATCATCGTATTGTTCAAGTATTAAAGAAAGTATTAGAAGAAGAGCCCAATCGTAAAGTATTGGTTTTAAGTGAGCGACGAACCCATCTTCAAGATTTAGAATCACTGCTTCGATTGGAAAAGTTTACTTCGATTGGTTATTATGTGGGTGGTATGTCGAAACAACAATTGGATGAGGGCAGTTCACACGATATTATTCTGGCGACATTTCAACTTGCAAGCGAGGCCATGGATATTCCGAAACTAAATACATTGGTCTTAGGATCTCCTGTTTCATCGATTGAGCAGCCCATTGGTCGTATCCAAAGAAAGAAAAAAGAAGAGCGTGAATATATTCCATTAGTAATAGATCTATTAGATGAGTTCTCTATTTTTGAAAGACAAGGAGCAAAACGGATTGCTTTTTATAAAAAGAATGAATATGAAATTATAGATAAAGTGAAAGATCGTGAAAGCCAACAAGAAAAGAGACGCTATACGTTGATCAAAGATGACGATGAAGATCAATAATTTTTCTTAACACGAATATCAATCGCATTTCTCTTTTGTTTTTGAATCAATCTTGGATTATAGGATTCATCGTCTTCTCCTGGTTGAGAAACGCCCATGGATTGACGTTCTTGTTCGAGAGCCTGCATATCCCATAGTTCAGGAGAACATACTTGGAAATTATGATGATCACTTGCTTTGTACCAATAGACTTGGTCTTCAAGTTTATTACTTTGAACCTTATTATCAATAACTAGGCATTCATAATTTTCAGTGGTTTGATCAAGCACACTGTTAAAAGCATCAAAGCTATGGAACATACCCGCATATTGTTGATAGATGCGTTCGCGTTGTTTAATTTGATTTTCACGTAGGATAAAAACATAATCTACATTGGCACGTAAATGAGGTGGAATACCTAAAGGATATTGCATCGTGATTAGGAAAAAGGTTTTTACGTGACGACCATTCATAAACAAGAAACGAATGTTTGGATCAGTCGGCCAAGTTTTATCATATAGACAATCGTCCAAAATCAAGAAAGCTCTTGGATCTAGATCACTGCGTCCATATTTTTTCTTTTCATTGGTAAATTGATCGGTAATTTTACTTTGACGATCCACAAATTTTTGAACAATTCCAGCATCATAAGCGTCATAGATCAACATATTTGGAACAAAGTTTTCAAAGAAGCGATTGGCACGTTCGGTAGGTGAAATGACAACACCGACGGGAAGATTACGAAAATGATACATAATATCTTTGACTAAGAAACTTTTACCAGTATTGCGTTTACCAATAAAAAGAATGACACTATCATCTTTAATATTACGTACGTCAAACTTTTTTAACTCGAGTTTCATCTTGATAAAAATAAATATATTAAAACACTCCATTTAGACGAATTTAAAAATCGGGAAGACCGACATAAACATCTTGATCGATTTTACTGAGATAGGTTTTTTTAACATCCAATGTTTCGCCACCGGATTGAACAATACTCTCTTTCCAAAAGAAATGGAATAAAATAGTGGTAATGATAAGGGAAAAGAAAAAGAGAATCATTTTTGTACCGAATGATGAAGGAGGTATCTGTTGTCGCTTTGTTCGTTGATCGTCTAAATAATGAAGAATAAGATAGACACAAATAGATACCACTAAGATTAGATAATACATCTTATTTTTGAACGATAAAATCATTCTATTTAAAAGAACGCATTCTTAGGTCGTGAATGTGATTTTTTCTTATGACGAATCAATTCTTGAATATGAATGAGTTTTTTTGGCGAAGCTTGAGGTTCTGCTTCTTGAATGACAGGAATAGATTCATTTGAAGATTCACGTTCTAAAGATTTACGAACAATGGGTGGTTCTTCATAAATGGTTTCATGTTCTGTTTCAGGTTCACGTTCCATAAAAGTAACCGATTTAACATCTTTTTCACTTTCATTTATGGTTGTTACTTCTAAAATAGGTTTAGGTTCTGGAGTCATTTCTAGTTCTTCTTGAATCGGTTCGGCTTCTTCTTGAATCGGTGTTATTTGCTCTACATTTTTAGCTATATCTTCTACTGGGTTTGTCGCTTCTTGTATAGGTTCTATTTCCTCTTCTTTAGATGATTCTTCTTCTATATCTTCTTCATCATTTTCATCTTCTTCTGTACTTTGTTTTTCTTCCTCTTCAGATGATTCTTCTTCCTCTTCTTCTGTACTTTGTTTTTCTTCCTCTTCAGATGATTCTTCTTCCTCTTCTTCATCGGATGCTTCAGATGATTCATCGCTACTGCTACTGGCTTCTTCTTCCAGTTTTAGTAATTCGGATGAAGACATATGTTGAACCATTAAATCAATGGGTAAAGTATCGCGAATGACACTGCGAATCTTACGACGAATAATCATTTCAAATTGATAAAGATGATTTTGTTGTTCTACCGATTTCACTTGATGATAGAATAAATAAGGGCGTTTCCATACATCTCGAGCAATATGAATCAATAGACGATGTAAAAAGGTATCAGGACTGGGTATTTTAATTTGAATTTTATTGCGATGTTCTTGAGGGAGACCAAGTAAGACGAGTTTTATGGACAATACATAAATGGTTTTTAAGAGTTCCACGAAATAAGTACATTTTGTTTTTTCTAGAAAATCTTCATAAAACTGTTCGACTCTTAATTGATTCCATTCAGGGATCTTTGCAATTTCTTTTTGAAAGGTTTTTAAAACACCTTTCACCATACCTTCTTTGGATTGGCAGACATTTTGATAAAGAGATTGGTAGTGACGATAAACGGGTTCATAGACAAGATCAAACAAATGATCCATATATTCTTCTTTTTGTTCTCGAATCAATTTGATGGACTTGGACATATTATTAGCTACATAGAATATTTACTGCTCTCTTTAAACGTAGTTTTTTATAAACAAATAATATAGAAGATGTTTCCGCTTACATTTGCGGCAGTTAAGAATACTTTCTTTATTACCTATGTTCTCTTACTTACCACAGGTTCGATTACATTTATTGAAGCTTTAACTACAAAAAATCCTATTATTCGTCACGTACTAAATGTAGAAACGGTTGTATCCATTATAGCGAGTTTCTTCTATTCACAATTCATAGCTCAATATGTAAATTCAGCAGGTGTTACGGAACAAACAGTCAACTATGATGAACTTACAAAGACACGTTATATTGATTGGTCTATTACAACACCGTTTATGTTGTTAGCACTTTGTCTTGTCCTTGCTTATAATAAGAAACGCACACTCTCTTTCACAGCATTTATGGTCATCTTGTTCCTAGATTATGGTATGTTATTAACGGGTTATTTAGGCGAAATTCAAGTGCTTTCGAAGGATATCGCTTATATCATTAGTACCTTGTTCTTCCTTGCACTGTTTGCTTATATTTACTTCCAATTTGTTGCAGGACAAAAAGCTTATGATAATTATGTTCTATTTGGTATCTATTTCGTCGTATGGTCTTTCTATGGATTCAATTACTATTCAAATAATATTAACAAGAATGTACAATATAATATATTGGATCTTATTGCCAAATGTTTCATCGGTATCTTCTTATGGATTTATCTAGTCAAAGTCCTTGATTTTAGAGCTTCTCAACAAAAATTATACTAAAGACTTAAATGGTTTAAAATAGAATGGAAGATTCAAAGATACAACAAATTCAAGAAAAAGTAGAAGATGTTAAACTCCAAATGGTCGCAAATATTGAACAAACAATGAAACGAGATGAAAAGATCCACCTCTTAATGGATAAAACAGATTCTCTCGTAGCGGATTCAAATCGTTTTCGCGAAGGAGCACGAACCCTAAAAAATAAATTATGTACGCAAAATGTTAAAACAGCAACTGCTTTTGGTGGAGCGATTGGTTTAATGGCGTTAATGATTTATATAGTAATTAAATTGGATTCACATTAAGATATTCTATGGTAAGTAGGAACTACGTATTTTATATTTTGATACAATCCCTTTTTGTTTTAATTTTGAGAAATATTTGTCTAAATACGCTCTCATCTTTGCTTTTCTTTCTTTTGTTCCATCAAACTGTTCCTCTCTTTCATATTCTAATTTTTTACCACCGAGGGGTGATGTGGAACCACTACCTGTCCATTTCCATCCGCTTGGCATCCTATCATAAATCCAACTTTCACCTTTTAATAATGTATAAAAAACAAATAATGTATCGGTTGGCATTGTTTTCATTCTTAACATAATAAATCAAATATTTCTTTAAACTTTATTCACATAGGTGATTATATGGGATTAACACTGAGATTGTAAGGGTTATCTCTTAATTGAGCAGATAGAATACCCGGATCGAGACGGTCCACTTGTTCCACCAAGCAAGCGCCTTGAGGAGTCTTGGTAACTTCACAAGAAGTAACTTCTTTGGCAGTGGGTTGGTAAATACGCGTGACATTGTGTTGTTCGCGGGCAGCCATATAATCTTGTGTGAGTTTCTTAATCTCCATATCAATACCATCTTTGGTGAGGCCAACGTAAGCGCCACCAGCACCTGGAGTATTGCCACTCTTAATATTCATCATTTCGCGCGTACCATCAATTTCGGCATTATAGTCAGCTTCATACGACATTGGAGTATGTTGCGATACACTACCCATCACATAACCATGTTGATTGATATTGGTAGAAGTGGTTTCGCGATTGGTACGGCGAGAGATTTCTTCTGGATCATAGACAAATGCTTTATAAACATGAGCATTTACGTTACGTGTCGTTTCAAAAGATTCCAATGTTTGACGGTTGGTGGTACGAGCATCATCTTCACTTTGAACAGGAATACCGTCGGGACCTTTGGCGTTAAGAATGGTCGTATCGTGAATGATTGTTTCTTTAATGGTTGTACGTAATGCGTGTGTAACTGGATCATAGGTGGTTGGTTTTTCGGGGATTTGAGCGTGCATATTACCAAAGGTACGAGGAGCATCTACCAAGTATTCTTTGGGTGTACGTTTGAGAATATCGGTTAAAGGTGCCACAATCGCTTTAACAACAGCGGCTAAGTGACCTTTATAATCGACGTGGCTATCCACACGAGCGGTAGGTTTAACAATCAATTCAGGACGTTCCGTTTCACGAATGACAGCACCAGTCGTATGGAGCCATTGATCTTTAGATTGTTCATAGTAAGTATCTGGACGATTTTTAGCAAACGTACCTTCTAAACCACGGGTTCCACCGGTTTGAATCTTTTGAGGGCCTTGGAAAGGAAGTTCATAGGTACTCTTTGGTCGTGATAAAGGACGCAATTGATCCACCGTCTTAGGAACAGCATAATCTAAGGTACGAGTTTGTTGGAAACCACCTTCGCCTTTTGCGGTATAACCTAAATTTAAACCAGGGCCGACGCGGACTTGTTCAATAGGGAAATCATTATTGCGTTTAATAGGAGATTCAATATGAGACATATAGTAATCATTATTATCTTTCATACCACATACGTTTCCCATATGTGGAGTTGGTTCAAAGAAGCATTGAGTTTCTTGTTTATGTTTGAATAAATATTCACCACGACCCGTAGAGTTTTCTAGATAAGAAGTGCTAGCGAATGGATCTACATTTTGAGTGACATCTTTACGGAAATAAGGTTGCATATTATTATGTTGAAAGTTTTCGATAGGAATTCGGTTTCCACTGAGAGATTCGACATAGTTACCAGAGGCTTTTTGGGTTTGAGGTTCAGGTGAAATCGGTAAAAACATATCTGCATAAGCGGGTCTTGGGACGACACCTGTTTCCATGGGTCGTTGAGATTTGCTCCAATTATTTAGGGCATTATCAAATTCTTCTTGACGGGTTTGAATATAATGGTTGGATTCATAGATATTTTTCATCGAAGGTAAATCCGCTTTTTGTGCGGTATGATTCTGAATAGGTTGAAAAGTATCGCGATCTTGCGTTAAGGCATAACCTAAGCCTGATAAAGCTGCGCCGGCATAAGTTTCCATACTATAGGTATCTCTATTATTCAACAAAGGATAAAAAAAGAAGGATTCAACACGATTTATTTAGCAAGCACGAACTAAATATTGATGAGTCACGGTGATGCTGCTATCTCCACGTTTAATGACTTGTGGTTTATCGAGTTTAACTTTAGTAGCTGTGTAAGTAAATTCTTTATGAGCGGATCCTTGAGTCGTTTCACGTAGGGTGAATTTAAGTTGGCGTTTTTTGGATGATTTTAGAAGAGCACGGCCAGCTTTGCGAGCGGCTTGAGAGGGGATTTTACCTTTATAACGGCCTCCCTCCGCGGCGTCGCATTTAACACTGCATTTACTCACTGTAAAAGAACGATTGGATTCACTCATTATGGTTTCTATTTTTTAAGAAGAAAATAAAGTACCCTTACATTTTCTTAAGTTGTTCACATGTTCTCCAAGAAACGGCATTTGGGTTACCAGGAGCTGCCGCGCCACAATTGCTTGGAGGTGTCCAAGATTGGAAAGCACTTTCTAAGTTGACAGATGATTGAGGGGGATGAATGGGTGTTTCATCGACTAGATCAGGAATGCATGGTTTATGGTTATCTTTGGACATTAAACGATTGCTCACAAGGTAATCAAAGGGTACAACTGCTTTATCTTGAGGGTCATAGCATAGCCATTCCCAGCGATTCCATCCAGTTCCACGTAAAGTGCATGGAGGATTGGATAGACGGGTAGCTTCCGTTGGTGCGGTGCAATCACGGGGATTTTGTTTTCCTTTTGCGTTACAAGCATTTTTTGTAGCAGGAGTGGGTCGTCCTGGATAATATTGTTCGGCGGCACATAGAGTATTTTTATAGTTTAGACCGCGTAATTCACTATTTACATCAATCGTAGAACCGAATTCACAGAATCCAGGTCCCCAATGTTGCCAACGAATGGAAGGGTCGCTTGGGATATCACGGCCACATTCATCGCTATCATTAGCGGGAGTTCTTAACATATACATACCTGGACCAATGGATCGTTTTAGTTTTTCTTCATAGGCACAAGCGTTAAAGCCAGAAGCTGCTGACATTATCCTTGATATATGATACTAAAAAAATAATAGATTGCTTGTAAAGTCGTTTATATAGAAAAAGAAAGTTTATAAATCATTTAATGGAATTTACTACCGTATCCACAACGATTTAAGAATTCTTTACGGCGGACAAAGTCACGAGTGGGTTCACCACCCCAAGTCCATGTAGGAACGACGTGATCTGGATCTTGAATATCTTTCATGCAGTCGACTAATGGCGTAGGATGGTAGAGTTGTTTTTCCATAAGGGCTTTTTTGCAAGGCACAAAAACACCTTCTATTTGTTCATTATTGGTACCTTGTTGAACAGCAAGTTCTGCTCCTGGATCAGATACACCTGGTTTTAAGTTGGGGCAACCTTGAAAAATACGTTCAAATAATTGCAATTTGCAGCGATCATGTGTCATACCTGCTGGATTGATACGTAATTTTGAATCTTCATCGACTAAGCAATCATCTGTAAATCCATATCCTACTTTAGCACGTAAATTGGGGTGATCATATTGAAAGCTTGGGGAACGCATATTTGGAGCATCGCAATCCACGGGTAAATATTGATAAGCAACCCAGTTATAAGCATTTACATTTTGACCATCGCGAACGGAACGAGCACAGTTATCGGTGGAATAATTTTGGGAATCTAAAAAGATGCGTTGTTTGGACGACATAAGGATTTCTCTATACCTTTAACAATATATTATTTTTAGCGTAGAATGTAGCGATAATTGTTTTTACATTCTAATCCATTACCTTCTTTACAGGTCGCAGGTTCTCCATACAACCATTTTGCAAATCCTTCTTGATCGTTGGGAATGGTCGTTGAAGGAGCGGTATAGAATTCACGTGCTGAGAAATCTTTTCCCCAAATATCATTCACATCTTTAAAAACACGTTTTTTAAAGTTTGCTTCCACACGGTCTTTCACACTTGCAATATTACACGCTGCTGGTCTTTCTGGATTGTATTTAATATCTACGATGCTTGGATTCATAAATGGATTCTCTACTGTGGTTCGTGTACAGAGTTTATTATCCACAATATCCAGTGTTTTATCTTCTAAAAACTTTTCAGCCGTTGTACGGTCTCTTTGTTCAAATTGATAAATCACGTAGGATAAAATAGCTGCGAGAATACCGATAAATAGATATTTTGAATTGACCATTACTAAAGATAATACAATCGATAAATAAAGGAAAAATCGTAAGAGAGCATTTAATTTTTGTTCAAGACTCATCTCTTGTGTTGGTAACATAACGTAAAAGTTTTTAGAGGTTATAAATTTAGGTAAATCTTGATACCAAATTTGTTCACTCATCTTCTACTACTTCGCTTTGATTATTATTTTCAGATTGAGCTTTTTCACGAATTTTCTTTTTTAAACGTTCGGACATTTGTTGCTTACGCGCACTGTGACGCATACGAGAACCAGCTGCGCCTTTTTGTGCGTTTGACATATTCTTGCCTAGATTTGAAGGATTCATTCCCATTCGTTGAAGTTGTTGAAGCATCGAACCAATATTTCCTAGACCTCCCATATCACCTGTATTCATTCCAGGCACCATATTTGGTAATTTAGATGCAAGAGAGAGTGCATCTTCAAGTAGTTTTTCTTGTTGAAGTTCACCTGAAGCAAGTTTTGACATCATCTTGGTGCTTACAGAACTGACCAATTTTCCAAAACCACTTTCTGGATTTTGTAAAGAACCAAGAATATCTAAATTACCTGATTGGAGAGATTCTTGAAGTTCGTTTACATTAAGATCACTCATAATCTCTTTCGCCAATTTACCGAGAGAAGTACTTTCAAGTTCTTTAAGTTCATCCTCTAATACGGAAGAGGTACGTTGTTTATACAGAAGACGAATGCTTAAGATTTGCTTAATAATCGCATCAGATTCAATCGTCTTAATTTTTTCATCAAATTCTGGTGTCATTAGATTTTTTAGAACATCCATCACTTTATCTACGGGTAAATCCACTGCTCGGAATAGATTAAAAATTTTTAGATAATGATGGAGGGTATAGACATCTTTAAAAACATTAAATACCATTTGAAGTGTAATATCTTCATATAAAACAAGCGATTGGAATTCGTCTTTAAGTTCCATTTTTAAAACATCTTCAACCGTTTCATAGTCCGTCCAAAAAGCAGTTAATCCATCGACTTTTTGAATATAGTCTTGAGAAAGTTTATCCATATTTAAATAATGTTTCTTTACGGAACGTAAAACATCTCGTGCTGGTTTACTCGTATCTTTTTTATCTTTTGCATCATTTTTGAGTTTTTTTAAGAAATCGATGTAATATTGATTAAAAACATAGATTCGTTGATCCTCCATGCAGATTTATAAAAAGGAAAGCGTTAAAATCTTTAAATGAATTGTTATTGATAAATTTTATGATTCAGGTTTAACATTACAGTTAAATATTTCCAAATAGCTGCACGATTTTCATCATTTAGATCTGTCCAACACGTTTTTAATTTTTTAAAAACATCCATTGTATTTTGATCCCCATAAGCATATTCTTGATAATCTTTTTCGACAAAGAAGGTTTCATCTTTTATCTTAATTTTATCACCATAGGGAATCGCAACATATTCATTAAAAATACGGCTTACATAATAAGCATCTGAAGCAATGGTAGTATCTACCGCAAATTTATAGAGTCGCAATTCTGGATCGCTAGGAAATACAGTGACGAGTTCGCCTACCATATCGCAAAATAGTTGATTAAATTTGGTTAAATAATCCATTTGGGTCTATTTAACGCTCGGTAGATGCTGGAGGTAGTGCTGTATTGTTTAAGTAATTTTGAATATCTGAAGCTCTTTCGGATTGTAAGATCGATAAATCAGGTGTTTTTGGTTTGCGAGCATTCTTATCTTCAGTTACATAATCATCTTCTTTCGGTGTTTCAATAATCAGTTTTTCATGGAGAGATGCCCAATTATACTGTTTATGATCATCATTTTTATCACCAGAACCATCTTCAATATAGGCAAATAAATCACCAGATGCGTGATTGATAAATCCAAACGCAATTGGATCGTTATTTGATGGAGTATTTGAAGGTTTATTTGTTTCGGAATTTGTCTTATTTTGTTGCAGTGTAAAGATTAAACCTTTATTGGGAAGCAATAAATAGTCAAATAAAGGTTTCCCAACGAGTATTTTTTTGGAAGGCAGTAACATAAGTGCGGGAACTACACGAATTTCCGATGGCAATCTCATTCCTTTTGATAAAAGTTTTTCAACATTAATCAATTTAAAATGTTTCTTAACTTGATAACGTTCTAATTGATCCATCAGCATCTGTGAAGCATTACAGTGATTGCTATAAAATAAAATCATCCTTTATAAAAGATGCGATTTTCATAAAAAACATTTAGACGCAAAAATGGGTTAAAAAATGAAGTAGATTTTAATATACATTCAAAGATAGAATGAACTCCTTTCGCTTTACAAAAGTTTCAAAGACGCTTTCTAAGAAGGAACAAGACCTTCAAAAACTTGCGAATCGATATGAATTTGAAATCCACGATCTAGATCTTGCCATTATTAATGGAATACGTCGTGTGATTCTATCAGATATTCCAACACTTGGGTTTATGGGAGAAAATGATGTAAGTATTCAAATTCATAAAAATACCGGTCCTCTACATAATGAATTTATGACGCATCGTATTGGTCTTATTCCAATGCATTTTACAGAAGAAGAAACGGAAGGATTTGTTGAAAATGAATATCAATTTACACTCAATGTAAAAAATAATCAAGCGAATCTTCTCAATGTTACGACAGCAGATATAAAAGGAAAACGTAATGCGATTGAACTTTCACAGATAGAACTTAAACGAATTTTCCCAATGAACCTAGTCACTAAAATGCCGGTTTTGATTACGCGCTTGCGTCAAGGAGAAGAACTTTCCTTTACAGCAACCGTAGTTAAATCGACAGCAAAAGTCCATGCTTCCTTTTCACCAGTATCTCTCTGTAGCTTCTATTATCTACAAAATGATGCCCTGAATCAAGATGTAAAAGATATTCTACAAAGAGAACGCAATTATCATAAAAATGAATATGGAGACCCAACCGCACTGCTATTCTCCATTGAACCTGAACTAGGTCTAACACCTAAATATCTAATAGCAAAAGCACTTGAAATCCTACGAACAAAAGCTGAAACCGTTGACCGAGAACTTGAAACCAATGCTTCACAAAAAGTAATGTTTGAAAAGAATCCTGATATTGCGGATACATATGATCTTCATATTCAATTTGAAGATGATACCTTTGGAAATCTCTTTCAATCACTTGTTTATAATGAATACATTCGTGCAAATAAGAAAATCCTAGACGATAAATTTACAATGTCTTATATTGGTTACTATGCACCTCATCCTCTTGATCCAAAGATTGTGATTCGTATGACTCTTAAAAATGATGAAAATATTTCAGCTACACCGTCTGAATTTAAAACAGCCTTTAAAACATGTCTACGATTGGTGAATCATACACTCAAAGATGTTTATGATGCTTGGATACGTTTTGATTGAATATTTCTCTTAGAAAACCAGTAGAGGATGACATCCATTGTTTATATTGATGAAGAATTACCAGAAATCACGATTCGTGAGGTCGTTTCAGCAGATGAAATCCTCACGGACATCGTCGGTGATAAAATTGGTGTCAATATCCATTCTTCCACAGATTTATTGGATCAACTCATGATTCTTTTACAAAAAATGAAAACCGAAACTGATGTTCCGCTTCGTCGTAAAGCAGAAGGATTTCTAGAAGCCCATCAACATCTTTTTGAACCGACAGTAACCGATTTACCACGTTCCGTTATACCAAAAGTATCCATTCAACGTAAAGATGTATCTGAAATCGATCCTTTTTATGAACAATATGATCAAGCTATTAAAATTGGTAATTATGCACTAAGACGAGAAGCGCTTGATAAAGCTTTTTTAAATTTAGAATCCACTGATCCAACGCATCTTCCCCAATGGTCTCCTTCTGAAAAAGAAAATCGTCCTCATGAAATTGAATTAGACAGTGAAGACCGATCCGTTCTTTTACCCAAAGATAAGCTACACGGTACTGTAAAGAAACTCTATACTTATAAAGGCGTTTATACAGATTCCACGGCTTTTCAACAATTATCTTTAGCAGATAAAATTACTTCTACCCGAACACCGTGGCAAGAACATACAGTTACAGCTTCAACCTATGAAGAACAAGTAAAATCCTTGATTCATCCTCCACTCAAAGATTTTTTGAAAGAGTGCACGGATATGATGGATCTATATGAACTTTGGAAGCATTTTATTATGTATGGAATTGATTTAGCTACATACAATGAACAAGAATGGAAGCAATTGGTAGAACATTTAGAAACTCTCAAACAAAAAGATAAAGAGGTCTTTGAGTTCTTAAAACCTTTAGAATATACTCCTAAAGCACTTGAATTGAAAGAAGTTGGAGGATATACCTTTTATTTGGTTCAACAAGATATGGTTCGCCGTCTGCTTCCAATTGTAAGTCAATTACAGACACGCTTATTGGAACTCTATCAACTCTTTTTAGATGCAACACCAATGGTAAAATTGGATTTAAATCATTTACCAAAAACGGCTTACGAATTATTATCCAATATCGCTGAACAAAAACTCGACCTTGCTCAAACGATTGATCTTCTTAAAACAGCAGCTCTCAGTCAGCGATTAAAAGATTTGGATACTTGGATGCGTGCTGTTCAAAAATGGAATATCGATGAAAAACTAGTTGAACAAGAAGTTGCATCCTATCAAGAGACACTTAAATCGATTAAAAATGAACCCCATATGCCGTTTGTATCTTTAACTGCAGAACTTAAAGACATTAAGCGTGGTTCTCTCATTTCACATGAAGTAGATGAACAAGATCGTCGTGCGGATGAAGCATTGGAAGTGTCTATGGAAGAAATGATGCTTGAGAAAGAAGATCCTGATGAAATCGTTGTACCTGTTTATGAAGATGCATTACCGATTGATTTAAGTGCTCTGGATGAAAGTCAAAAAGAAATCCAAGAACCTGCTTTACGAATGATCATTGAATTGCATACAGCATCTGGATTACCTTTGGATATGGATAAAACGTATCAACAACTTGCTCCTATATTGCGATTATCCAACCTATCAAAATTAAAAGCTTTATTACCTGGATTAAATGAGGATATCTATACAGCATTAACATCACCGGATTGGGAATCCATGGATGTGATGATTGAAGCTGTTGTTCCACCGACCATGTATCAATCTACGAAACAAGCATTGCTTCAAGTTCAAAAAGAATATGTTACTGAAATTGCTCAATTTTATAATGCTTTCATTACTTTATGGATTTGTGATTTACAACAACGTGTTTTAAATCGTACTTTCCAATTTGATATATGGAGGGGGTCTCTCAATTGCATTCAAGTATGGTCTCCTTATGGTGTGCCAATGGAAGGTCTCAAAATGAAAAAAGAAGGTATGGTGAATTATTTATTATGTTTGATTCATGATTTAACGCTTACAGAAGGTACTTATTGGAATCGTTTTGCCATTCAATTTACACGAGATGACATCTTAACAAAATGGATCGAACGTTTTGAAACCGATTTACAACCGATTGTGGCGGATCTTCAAACGCAATTTAAATCCTTTGAAAAAGAAGTTGTCAATCGTGGATTATTAGAAAAGGGAGAAGATGTAAAAAAGAAAATCATTGAAACAGTTGAGCAACGACAAAAGAATCGTTATTTATTGGATTATATGAGTTTCTTAAAAAATTTACCATCGGTATTGATTCAATCTAGTATTGCTAAGAAGATTCATTTAGGTTGTTGCTTACAAGCACTCAATGATCGTTATCGTTCAGATTATGATTGGGCTTATATGGTTAAAGAAGCCTATCGTGTAAAAAAACTCTATGCAACTCAACGATTTGGCACAGATGAACGACCAATATTAACACAAATTTTACAAAAACAAGAACCAAAAGATACCTTAAAATGGACAAAACCCGAGGAAGCTCATATTTTATATGAAAAATTGGAATCGGTTCAAGTATCAAGTCTATATGAAAAAATAAAACCGTTTGTTCCTGTTTCAGATTATCATCTTCTTCAATCAGGATTAAGAAACATTCTTCCATTGATTGAAAAATATTTACGTAATTACGAGTTTACCTTAAAAGTACCTTCTCAGTTGGAAGAAATTTTAAATGATTTTACAATGAATGATTTACTGCAAATGTATCGTAAAGTGGTTCAAATTCAGTATCGATTGATTAAAACACTTGTATTCAGTCAAGAAGATACAGATTATTTATTCGAAACATTTGAAGCGCTTCAACCACTTCATGATGAAATCTATGCCATTTCTGGATACTTTAAAGAGGTTCAAGAGCAGAATTTAAGACGCGTGCTTCAATATTTTATAGCACGACAAATCTGTTTCCCAACGAAACCTGAATTTTCTCAGGGAAATGTTTTGGTGCTAAAAAATGTAACGGTTTCAGCTGACTTACTCAAGACCTTTTTAGGTAATTTCCATACTGAATTAGATCTTTGGTTACAACAGAAACGTCTCAATCGCCAGGTTGATTTTGCGGAATATCTAGCAAAGGAACGCGAACAAGAAAACTTACAAAAATTAAGAATCATTGATCAAATGAATCCAGAAGAGCGTCGTTTATATGTAGATGCTAAGAAATTAGGCATTGAGGAATTACGTGAATATTTAGAACGATATAAAGAAAAACAAGAAGATGCAGAATGGTATGAAGAAAATCCAGATGAGATTGAAAGAGAAGGTGAAGAGGAATTCTATCCTAAAGGTGGAGAGAATTCAGATGAAGAAGATCCTGACAAATTCTATGACAATGATTATTGAAGATAGAGAGGAGTTGTACGAATTGTATCGACACCTGCTTTTTCCATATCTCTCAATTGAGCGGCGGTATATTCAGGTTGTTCAACGGTTTGAATATAATTGCTATATTTAGATCCTTTAAACTCAGCGGGAGATAAATCCACATTTGTATTATAAACATCATTTCCGACAACAGGGAATAAAGCGATCTGATCTTCGAAAATGACACCTTTCACCCAAATATCTAAAACAGTAATGTTCCAGCCTTTATTTTTTTGAACGTGTGACACAGAACGAACGTGTTTGCCATGATATTTACCATCGCGATAGAGGACAAAATCAATCGTGAGTAAATAATCATTTGGAATGGTTTTATGAATTTGATAAGAAATTAAACGATCATGTACCATTTGGATAGGATTAACCACTTGGACGGAACCATCTGGTAAGTCAAAATGGGTTGAATTCTTAATATTTTGATCAATATAGCTAACGGTTAATTTATAAGCATCTTCAACAGAGGTTGGTAACGTGCGATTGAGAGGTTGTTCTTCTGTATAATCTTGTGTTGGAACGCATTTCTTCATTAATTTAAACGTTGCTTTGAGTGCATCTGTATAAGCTTTATTTTCAAGCTCATAATTATAAGCTTTTTTATAACGGAAATTGAGTTGATTGGTTAAAACGGAATGGATTGGATGACGGTCGCGGATATCTGAACTCATATTCGCATATTTAATGGTCGTATTATATCCAGGATAGTCTTCTTCAAATGCTTCATAATATTTGGATTTTAAATAAAAACCAATAAAGATCACTATCAATAAAAAGAGAAGGGTATAATTCCAGTATTTATAGGACAT